GCAGGCTTGGGTGCCTGCTTGTTGTAACCAGACTCGCGCTTGAAGTCTCCAATGACAGCGGAAACGTCTTGCGGAGTAAAGTTGAGAGGATTGGTTACAACCTGCCGATAGACGGGAGGCTTAGTCTCGATCCACGCCATCAAAGCGGGACCATACTTCTCACCAATGAAATCTTCCGCATCCTGATGGAGCGCCTTAACCGCAGCAAAATGCTTGGCCTCGTAAGCCTTGGCTTCCTGTTCCGCAACCGCCTTCTTGCTTTCCTCGAATTGACGAGAGATTTCCTCAAGTCGCTTATCGTAATCCGACTTCATGGACTGCGTAACCTTCTTGAGATTGGAGGCAATGTCGGGATAGGTTTCCTCAAAGTCAGAGTCAAACATCTGCTCGGAGATCGTCACGCTAGGAGTGACAGGCTTGGTAGCCAACATGGCCTTGATCTGCTCAAGTTCAGCCTTGAGGCTATCGACCTGGGCCAGATTGTTCTTCGTATGTTCAAGCTCGGTAGTGAGGTGCGACTTGGCTTGCAACGCTTCATGCAAACCTCGCTCACCATCTTTCCTGCGCTTGGCATTGCGTTCAGCCTCAGCCTTCCAATACTCAATATCCTTTACATCGGAATCGGTATTGGTTTCCTGGGTGACAGGCGGCACTTCTTCAACAACGGGCAGGGCGGAATCTTCCGTGGGCGGCAGGACCGGGACCACTTCCTTCTGCTGTTGCGTCTCAAGTGCTTTGCGCTCGGCCTCCTCAAACTCGGCGATCCGAGCCCTGTGAAGCGCGATTTGCGGGTTTTCGATCATTGGTGTTTCTCCTGTATGTGGGCGACTTAACGGGACCACAAATTAGAACTTAGTAGCAAATCCATTAAATTGCAACAACCAGTCGATTGTTTTAATGCGTCCCTTGATGCGATCTCCCTCTTTCTGGGTATCGCTAAGGATGAGTTCCTTTAGTCGAGTATCCCGCTCGCGACGAAGCATTTCCTCAAAGTATCGCCAGTCGCTACGTGCCACGATCTTGGATACTACGTCCCACACTTCCTCGTCCTTGACCTGACTCATATCGGTCATGTGCTTTACAATCAGCACTTCCTCTCGGAATTTGAGCCATTTTGGGATTGAGAACTTGAACACGTTTGCTCCTAGAAGAACTCCATCAGGATCATTGCGATCTCTGACTCGGTTGGGTTATTGGTTTTGTGGAGAATCGGTACGGTTGTGGTCATGGTAGAAACAGATGGAAGTATATCAGCAGTTCTATTCTGGACCACCCAATGCGAAACCTTCCCAGACCTGTGTCTGGACCTAGCCATCTTGAGTGTAGCCTCAGCACTGAGCGCATTCTGTATCGAAATGCTGATATTACCAGACTTCATTCCAACCCTGGATCCATCCAGAATGGACGCAGCGTATACCGACTCCGGCCTTTCCTCCTTTCGATGGATTACCGTTGGACGCCTACCCCACTTATTGCTGTCCCGGAACTCAGCCGTAGCGTCTACAGCCGGTATGTTTGAATACATCCTCGATCTGGCAGTTTGTGGATAGACCGTAATCTTCCCTGGGCCGTCACTACTGGTGAAGTATCCAGCGGTGAAGAATGTCGATGGGAAGAATTGCTTGCTATAGAAGGTCACGTTGCATCCAGAACAGCAGTGGTTCGGTTGCCATCTCCAGTAGTGGTGGCCGAGATGCGGTTCTTGGTGTCGTCAATGGATCGGAATACTGGAGAACTGGTGTCTGCACCACTAACCTTGCCAGCCAGCGAGGACGCCATGATGCGCTGGAGATCGGAGGACGAATAGCTACCTTCAAGAATCTCGTCCCAGATGAAGTGATTATCCTTCTTCACCATGGCGGAGTCGTTGAATAGCGTCCCAACTCCTTCAACGTAGTATTCTCCACCAGTACAGGATGCATCAAGCGAGACTTCTCCACCCTTTACGTTAAGCTCGATTAGGCTACCCGTAACCGCATTGATGAACTGTGACCATCCAGACTCAACGTCCATGGACACGGTTGTACCGGAGGTGGAGCGCATATCAAATACTGTATTGTCTCCCTCGATCACGATTGCGCTACCGGAAAGCCATCCGCCCGCCTTGATCAACGTTGCTCCATCAATTGTGCAGCCAATTGCGTTACCCTGGAGATCAACAATCTCGTGAAGATAGCACCCATGGAACTCCACCTTGGCCCTAGCCGATTGCCATCCAAGCCCGCCAACAGTCGGGGTATTGAGCTGGCCCTCAATGGTTAGGTCATGGAAAAGAACACCATCAAGATGCTGATTCGCAAGGTCGATCTTGCTGAACTGGATCGGTCCAGTCCCAAAGAAACTGGTGTTTGCATGGGCCTGTTCAAGGGAATATGATCCACGAATGTAGTAATTCTTTAGCCCATATTTCGCTGCCAGATAGTTCGCATTAGCCATTGTTCTCACGGGATATGTCGCAACCCCCGCTGGATACTCGATACCATCAACGCCATCTTCGGATAGATAGATTGAGCCACCGTAGTCATTGAGGACAACGATCTCTCCAGCCAACTTCGCCAATCCATCGAGAGATCCTGTTGCGAATGGTGTAAGACTACCGATAATAGTGAATGTGGATGATGCGATACCAGAAGCCAGAGCCCCAAGCAGCGGAGTATTTGTGGTGATGGAAAATGCGCTAGACCCCGCGCCAGACAGGGAGGCTGTAAGAAGCGGGCTGTTGGTAGTAATACTTACTGTGGTTGATCCGGTTCCAGAGGTGATTAGCTGTCCCTCAGCATCAGCAAACTGGACACTAAACGAAGTCGATGCCTCACCCGGAAGCCCCATCCATCCAAATGCTGTAGTCGTAACCGAAAGTTGTGCGTTTAGGAAACTAGACAACTCTCCAGCCTTGCGCGGAACGGCCATTGCCCCAGATCCAATGTAGTATCCAGATGGAGACGCACTGGTTAACGCAAATGTCCGGCCTTGATCGGAGCAATAACGCCCTTCCTTCATTCCAGCAGTAGAGAACGCATTTCTTAGCACAGAGGCCCCACCACCCGAAAGAAACCTGCCGGGTGACTTCAGGATGATGGAGCCGTTACCAATTAACATCAGGGCTTCCAGCCGAACTCAAGGTGCCCACTGAGGTTGGAGCCTACTGGGGTATTTGCTCCAGCATACATCAGCCAGGACAAGCAGGCACCATCATAAATGCGAGGCATGGATACAAGCTGGTTCACGAGATCCCGTTCAGCAGTGATGCCCAACGTTGTAATTGGAAGCGTCATCAACGGCTTACACAGGACAAGATTCAGGACTCCAGACAGATAGGATGCAGACAAGTTGATGGACTGAACAGAGCGGATGCCAGCGTCACCAGCCACTAGCGGGACAAATGGCCCATACTTGCCAGCGCCGGAACCAGAGTAAACGATCTGGGTAACAGGAGCAGCAGAGTTACCAGCGGGGACCGTGGCTGGAGTGGTGCGCGATCCTGTTCCACCAGAGTTTGTATAGATAAGCGTGATGTTGGGAGTGGCTGCACCCATGACCGTGGATGGAGTGATGAATGCCTGAACCCCAGCACCAGTGGTATAGCGCGGAAGGGTCACGGTGTTGTTGAGCGTCTGGGCACCAGTGGTCGTAACCGTGGTGATTGGATAGAAGCCAAGCAAATCCACAAGCATTAGGACGCATGGGGCCGTTGTGGCAGCAGCAGTCTGGGCTGCAGCGTTAAGCAGCACCTTGTACCCAGTGCCTCCACCAACATTGCCACCATGCGGAATCCCGGTTGCGTTGGACGTAGAGTCAGTGAGTGCCTGGAATGCTAGGTTGGTCCCGGTGCCAAGGATGGCGTCAGCAGGAGGATTGCCACCCCCGCGAAACAGCGAATACCAAAGACCCTGCGCCTGCGCCGTAGTTGCAAATGTGGACTTCTGCCAATCAGCACGATAGAAGTTGCCATTAGTGCTGATTTCATTCATCATATCGTCACTTCCCAGGAAACCGGCCATGTGGTATACTCCTTGAATGAGGTAATCTTCTGGAGGATCAATGAAAAAGGATAGAGTTGTTCACGAATGTGTTGCGTGTGGTGCTGTTTTCGAAAAGCCAAGATCGGCCACTGGTAAATTCTGCTCCATGAAATGTCTTTACGCAAGTAGGGAACGCGTGCATATCTATGATCGGTTGTGGGCAAAGATCGCAAAGACAGAAAGCGATTTAGACTGCTGGCTGTGGACAGGAGCAAAGCTTAAAAGTGGGTATGGCTCGATAAGCAATGGGACTAGAATGCCAACACTGAAAGCGCATCGTGTCGCGTTCGAGAGTGCAAATGGACCCATTCCTGATGGTGCATTCATACTGCATAAGTGCGATGTTCCACTTTGCTGCAATCCAAGCCATCTATATATCGGTGACGCAAAGCAAAATGCCAAGGATATAAATGATAGGAACAGAAGGAACGACTTCAAGAAACTAAGCGATGATGACATCTCTGCAATAATTACGCTATCAAGAGATGGACACACTGGTAGATACATTTCATGTCTATTTGGTGTTAGCGAGGGATACATCTCTATGCTTATCAACGGCAAGGCAAATAGGTCAAGCCAGTAGACGAGCCGGTAAATCCGGACATGTTACCCCCAAATAGTTTCTATCGTTCCGTGAAATGCCGAACCAGAAAGTGACCCAACTGGAAGCGACAATAAATTCAAATAAGCATCGTCCTTGATCTCCGGCATAGCGTTTAATTCCATGAAGTAGTCACGCTCAATCGCCGCAGTGGTTTCAGTGAGATTAATGATACCAAGAGGTTTGACCAGAACCAGTGCGAATAGCCCAACGTCCCCAGCGCCCTGCATGGTCACTGACTGAACAGACCTAACGCCAGAGCAGCCAACACAGAGCGGAATGAATGGACCACAGAATTTCTCTGTAGCCGTAGCAGCAGGTAGGCTAGTCAGGATTGTTCCATTTACCGTCTGGGTAGTCATCGTAACAGTCTGACTAATGCGATCGGTAATCCCATCAGAGTTGGTGTATTTGACGCTAAATCTAACTGGAGCCCCAGAATGAGCGGCCACCACAACAGCCATCATCTGAACACCCTTCCCATCGGCATAGCGTGGCAGTGGGGTCGTATTGTCAAGAAACTGCTCATCCGTTACGGATTCATCGACGAAGCCATAGAACCCAATGTAATCCATCAGGATCAATGTGTTTGGGTTAGCCGCAGCCGTAGCGTTGAATAGCATTAGCCTGCGTAGATGCTTCTTGAATCCAAGCGCGTTTACATTCTGACCATGGTCTAATCCGCCATCCGTAGATCGCCTTAATGGAGTGAATGTAGCCGGAACTCCAATATAGTAATTGGGCGCAGGATTGCCAGGAGACATTGATAGATCAAACCAGATTCCAGATCCAGTAGTCTGAGTTGGATTCTTTCGGAAAGAGCGAATAAGGGTTTGCCCCGACAGTTCCGCCGAGTTTAACTCGCTTACGCTCTTGAATCCGCTCATCTATGGCTCCTATCAGTCTGCCGAGATACTAAGTGCCCCAATTGCGAACTGCGGCTGAATACCAGAGCTAACGGACAGGCTACTGGATAACGCGCCGGAGATCATCAAGTTGACAGCACCAGACGCAGTATCAACTACCGCGAAATGGGTAAGCAGATTGGTCCCAGCGGTGCAGGGTCCGAACTGAACCAGATTGGCATTGGTGAACACAGCGCCACCATCAGTCCACGCAGACGCCTTGGTAAGAGCAACGCGAGAATAGCCGGTGTAGTTAGCCTCAGCAGCAAGAGACGCAGCTTCACCGGGATCAGCAGTGAACAGAGCGAGATACTGGGTAGCTCCAGCACGATAGGAAGGATCAGTTCCCTGGAGGAACATCTTCAGAACTGCATTTTCGGTGGTGTTACTCATGCTCATGGCTTAGTCTCCAATAACGATGATAGCCGTTTCGCCAACAGGAGGCATCTTGACTTTAAATTCTCCGTTGACAACATTGTAAGAGTTCTGGAAATCAATAGCAACGCAAGCCTTATTCCCGCGAGTAGCGTTATAGATCACGCCAGCCATGGTCACAAACGTAGATGCAGTCCAGATTGCATCATCGAAGCTGGCCCAAGCAGATAGCCCAGTTGTGCCGCTCACACGGTTGGTAAGCGTAATCCCTCCAGCCGTATAGCCAGGGCCACTAACCTCATTAGTGGTCGTATAAGTCACCAATCCAGCGTTTATGCCGGTTGGATCAGTATAAAGAGCTAGCTTATATTCGTCTCCGGGCTGGTGAACCCCGTTAAGCGTATCCAGTCGAAAGCGTGTGGTAACTACGCTAATCATTGGCTACTCCCCCATATCCGGTTCATAGCTAACAACATTCCCGGCTTCGTCACGGATGGGCTTGATTGACTTTGGCTTGCGATCATTCACCGTAACGTTGATGTTGGGGGGTGGCGGAGGCGGCTGCTGTGAACCAAGAGCTTCGGCCTGGGTCTGCATCTTGAAGCCCTCAAGTTGCTCCTGTGCATCAATAGATCCCTGAATCTCTGGGTCCATAAGATCATACATAGCTAGAGACTTCTCAATAAGCGTAAGCTTCAGGGGGCCAGCATCAGGTGCCTGCTTCATGGCCTCAAGCATCGCATCCCTGGGTGCAGTTTCAGCCCGAGTCTTTTGCTCCATCTCGTGCTTCATGGCAATGGACTGTTGTTCCTGTTGCGCTGCCATCTGCTGCTGTTCCTGCTTCCGCTGCATTACCAATTGGTAGGGCAAGGTAACTCGCTCGTCCTGAAGCCCTTCACTACGGGTAAGCAACTGGAAGATACGGTCCATATCCAACTGCTCTGCCCAAGCGGGAACCGTCCCAGCGATCTGCATAAACTGCATCAACTTGGAAGCCATAGCCTCACGAGCCATCAATCCAGTCAGACCTTTAGCGATGATCTTGTAGTCACCCTTAACCGTCTGGTCATCTGAGTATCTAGTAACAGCCTCAGCCCACTTCGACACCAGTGGGATAATTAAGTGATTCTCAAAGTTGAAGATCACGCCCTTCATCGGAGTGGATGCGGTATTGAACTGGAGCGTGGCACCTTCAGCAGTCCGATTGTGCGTTCCAGCCCCGCCCATTCCCATCAGGAAGTTGGGAAGAAAAGTCTGCTCCTGGATCAACTGGAGATGGCTATTCTTGACCGACTGCATCTCATTCAGCGCAATCTGTGGATTCCAGAACTCGACAGGCTTGGTGCTGGTTGCTACCTCACTAGACATAACTGGCCACATCTTTCGTGGTTTGATCTCCAGATTGTTGAACCCAGGCATCAGGCGATCAACATAGACCGTAGCCTGAGGGCCAGCAATAAGGGCCATGTTATCCATCGTGCTGCGTTCACAGGCATTGATGGCATCCTGACTATCAAACATCATCTCAGGGATGCCTGCGCCCCAAATAGAGCGAGGAACGATGGTGTATGGGACAAAGTAATAGGGCACACGATCTCGGTGGAGTTCAGATTCACCAACGAAGATGCACTTACCACCGCATACCCAGGCCTGACACATGATCTGGTCGTTCAGGCGATCCTCGGGAACCTCTGCTCCAGTGGCTGCAATGTCCTTACCACTCAGAAATCCCCACTGAATCAGCAATTCGTAACGACCAGAGTAGGCGTTAATGTCATTTCCGTTGACCCGATTAACGCTCTGCTCCCACCACTGGGGACACCAGTTGCCAGATTCGCTATAACGATCAAGCAACTCATCAATGGCCTCGGTATTAAACCCATCCTTCTTGGTGAGTTCCTTCATCTGGTAGGCATTAAGGCTGCGGCGTTCAATGCAGTAGGTGAGATCCTCAACAACGTATCCAGTGGGATCAGGGTAAATATCCCAGAAACTAACATGATCGAAGCCATAGGAATACTGTTCCTTCTCCATGGCAATCAACTGGTCTGGTTGGATACTCACAGCGCCGAACTTCTTAACGTCATTAACGTAAGGACCACAACCAATGCCGGTTCCATAGCAAGCTGCATCAAAAACCAATGGATGCAACTTCACCGGGAACTTTG